ATCGATGAGGACAGCTATTTCCGCCAGCTCGCCGCGCTGACCAATACCGGCCTGCCGCAGATGCGGGCCTACAAGGATCATATCCACGAGGTCGCGACGGAATCGAAGATCGCCGTCGACGAGATGACGCACGCGATGGCGTCGTTCCGCACCGCCGGCGGCAGCTTCGACATCTTCAATAAGAGCGCCGACACGGCGGCCGACAGCATCGCCGTCCTCGGCGGCCATGGCGAGGAAGTCGGCCGCGTGCTGGCGACGCTCGACCGCAGCTTCGACATCAAGGGACCGGACAAGCTGCGTCAGAACATGGCGCTGGTGATCGATGAGCTCGGCAGCGTCAACGCCGATTTTGATGCCTTCGCGCGTTCCTTCCCCGACATCTCCGAACGCTATGCCGCGCTCGGCCTCACCGGTACCGGCGCCGTGCGCGACCTGGTCGCGGTCATCGGCACGTTGCAGACGACGGCCCGCAGCCCGCGTCAGGCCTTCGGCGCCGTCAATAGCGTGCTCGACATCATGCAGACCGAGCATGGCAGGCTCGGCTTTCAGGCCCGCACCGGCATCGCCATGCAGGACGGCGAAGGCCGGGCGCTGCCGCTCCCCCAAATCATCGCGAACATTGCGCGCGCGTATCAACCCGGCGATGCGCATCGAAGTCAGCGCTATCTCCTTGAGACGGCGCTCGATGTTCAATCCCTCAATGCGATCCAGAAATTCATCACGCCGGAAGGCCAGAAGACCCTCAAGGAGATGCTGGCCAAGGGCAGCAGCAGCGCCGATCTCGACAAGCTGCAGGAATCGCTCGGCCTCAAGGCAGCGACCGCGACCTCCGGCATTGGCGGATCGCTGCAGCAGGTCCAGGACAAAATCCACACCGCGGTGGATGGCATCGTCGAAGAGTTTGACCATTTCGCGCCCGCGCTCGACAAGGCATCGGGCGCGATCGCCGGCGTGACGCTGGCCCTCGGCGGCGCAGGGATGGTCGGGGGCGCCATCGCCGGTATCATGACGCTCGCCGGCGCGCTCGATCTTCTCGGCCTCGGCGCCGGAAAGGCCGCGGCGTCGGTCGAGAAGGACGCGGCGGCGGACGCGACGCGGCGCAAGGGCGGCCGCGGCGGCACGACGGCGGTGCTCGGCAAGGGAATGATCTACGGCTGGCTCGCCGATCAGGGTCTGACCATGCTTGATCCCGACGACGCCTTCGGCGATTGGGCGGATCGCAATATTCCCGGCGGGTCCTGGCTCGACAATCTCGCCAGCCATGTCGGTCTCGGGCGCAGTTATGCGGAGCAAAATCGCGTCTCGCAGGCGCTCCATACCGACGGTATCGGCGGTTCGCGCGCGGTCAATCCCATGCCGCCGCGCGGCATGCGCATTCCCGGCGCCGGCATCGGTCCCGGCGCCGGCGCGGTCGATCGCACGCGCGACATGGCGCGCTGGTTGATGGACGAGGGCCATCTCACCGTCGACCAGGCGGCCGGCGCCGCCGCCGGCGCTTACGCCGAAAGCAAGCTCGATCCCGAGGCCGTCAATCCCAGCTCCGGCGCTTACGGCATCGGGCAATGGATCGGGTCGCGGAAGCGCGACCTGTTCCGCCGCTATGGCCCGCATCCGTCGCTGGCGCAGCAACGCGAATTCATGAATTGGGAATTGCATGGCGGCGACGCCGGCGGCGCGTCGGTGCTGTCGGCGCGGTCCGAAGGCGGCGCGCTCGATGCCTATATCCGCCGCTTCATGCGGCCGGCGCCGGGCGTCGAGACGCTCGGCGATCTCGACCGCGGCCGCGCCATGCTGTCGCGGCTCAGCGGCGAGATCACGATCAAGGTCGAGGCGGCGGACGGCACCAAGGCCCGTGTCACCGGGGTCAAGAGCAGCGATCCCAACCTGGCGCTGACCTACGGCATGGGCATCGGGATGGCGGCGCCATGAGTTCGCCGATCACTCCGCTGACGCCGCTCCCTAATGATGTCTATCTGGCTTGGGCGCTTGGGGAGACGGCTGCGCGCCGCCTATGGATAGTCCCGGCGGCAGTATCACCGAAAATTCTGATCGTTGTCCCTGATCGAATACCAGGACGGGACGCTGGCGCAACGCATCCGTCATTACCGTCACGGTCTTCGGCTCGTGCGGATACATCAACATCATCGGGCCGGCATGAGTGCGCGCCTTCTTCTGACGATCATGTGCCGCCAAAAAAGCCGGATGGAGAAAGAACATGAGCTTGGCGGCAACACCGACCGGCAAATTCAAGTTAATGCCTCCTTCCGTGGCGGCAAATTCTAACCGGACTCCGGTGTCGGTCGCCGTCGCGGCCACCAAATCAGTAATTGCCATTGACGTCTCCTTTTCCGTCGTTGGAACGCCGAAGCGTAGCAGCGAATTATCACAAATTGGCGCGGCTAAATGACCGTGTCGCCGTTCATCCCCGGGAGCTTCCGCGGCGTGCCGTTCCGGTTCGACGGCTCGCAATATCAGCCCGGCCGGCGGGTCGCGCTGCACGAATATCCGACGCCCGGCCTGCCGGACAAAGCGCCGTACCCCGAAGACCTCGGGCGCAAGGCGCGGCAGTTCAATCTCACCGTCTTCGTCATGGAATCGGCGCCGGGCGCGGCCGATTGGGGATCGCAGCGCGACGCGTTGATCGCGGCGCTCGAGCAACCGGGTCCCGGCACGCTGGTCCATCCGATCTGGGGGCGCCTATCCGTCCAGGTCAACGGCCAGGCCCAGGTCACGGAATCGACCAAGGAAATCGGCATCGTCTATTTCACCATTCCGTTCGTCGAGGCCGGCACGCTCACGCTGACCGGCGCCGCGACGGGACAGGCCGCGATCGCCAAGAGCCAATCGGCGCAGGCGGCGGCGCAATCCAATTTCTCGGGCCAGCCGGTACCGGCCCCGAATTCCGCCGGCAGCGCCGGCATCGGGGCCGTGGCATGATGCCGGCTTTCACCGTCAGCGGCCAAGCCAGCTTCGTCTCGGAAGCGGCGGCCGCCGACTTGGTCGCGGTGGTGGCGCAGCTATCGGCGATCGTCGCCGGCATGGGCGCGCCGGCGCCCGCCGTATATACGTGGCAACGACAGGCGGCCGCGCTCACGGCGCAGGGCGACGCGCTGTTCGCGGCGCCGGACCAGGGCGCGGCCCAGATCGCGGCGCTGGTCACCCAGATCTCGCTGCTGTTCCTGCCGACCGACGCCAACGGCAATCCGACGGTCGCCGGCTGGCAGCAGCAGCTCAATTATCCGAGCGTCGGCATGAGCCAGGATCAGGTCGCGCGGGTCTTGACGGCGCAGCTCGCCGCTGCGGCGCTCGCGCCCCAAGGCAAGCTGCCGCTGGCCATCACCGCGCCCTATCAGCGCATGCAGGCGAACCGCGCCGCGCTCTATGCCCTCCTCATCGAGACCGCGCTCGGCGAGGCGGCGTGCGCGGCGCTGGCGTCGCAGTTCAGCTCGTCGGATCAGGCGATCGCCACGCGCGACCAGGTGGCGACGCTGCTGGCGGCGCAATCGCTCTACGAGGCCGATCTGTTCCATGATCGGGTCGCGTCGGCGCTCGATGCCGCGCGCGTGGCGCTGATCCAGCAAATCGACACGGTCGCGGCGCAACTGCCTCAGATGGTGACGGTGACGCCGCCGCAAACCGTGCCGAGCTTCGTGCTGGCGCACCGGCTCTACGACAATCCCGCCGGCGATGCCGATATCCTGGCGCGCAACCCCGACATCGTCCATCCGCTGTTCATTCCCGGCGGCGTCGCGCTGGAGGTGCTGGCGCCATGACGGGGCGGGGCGTGATCCTGGTCGCCGGCGGCACGCAATTCGGGCCATGGGAGCGGGTCGATATCTCGCGCCAGATGGAGGCCCTCGCCGGCAAGTTTGAGCTGGGCATCAGCGACGCCTCGCCGCTGGCGCCGTCCTTGCCCAAGTTCGCGCCGCAGACCCCGTGCCAGGTCCAAATCGGCGGCGTCAACGTCATCAGCGGCTTCATCGACAGCGCCGGCCCGGAGCTGACCGCGGATGGCCATGTCATCACCGTCAAGGGACGCGATGCCACCGGCGACCTGGTCGATTGCTCTTACACCGACGGCCCGCGCTATTTCGCGGCCGCCGGCACGACCTATCTGCAAATCGTCAAGGTGCTGGTGTCGGGCTTCGGCCTGCGCGTCATCGTCGATCCCTCGGCAGCGGCGGCGGCCCAGCTCGTCGTCAATTACGAGGCGGTGCAACCGACCGAGACGGTGGCCAACGCGCTCGACCGCATCAGCCGCGGCGCCGGCGCGCTCACCGTGCCCGACGGCAATGGCGGTCTCGTCGTCACCCGCGCCGGCAGCGGCGCCGCCAACACGATGCTGGCCGTCGGCGTGAATTGCGAGCGCGCGTCTTTTACCCGAGACGATTCCGGCCGCTTCAGTAAATACGTCGTGCTCGACCAGAACGTCAGCGATTTTCAGAGTGTCGATGCGCTGCCGTCGCCGCTGATCGCCACCGCGCTCGATCTCGGCGTCAATCGCTACCGCCCCAAGCTCATCGTCGCCGAGATGAACACCGGCGCCAATCAGCAGCTGCTGAATATCCGGGCGCTCTGGGAAGCGGCGCGCTGTTACGGCCACGCCTTCCGCGCCGTCTACGCGGTGCCGAGCTGGACCGATGCGGCCGGCGCGCTGTGGAACCTCAATGCCATGGTGCAGGTGGTCGACCCGGTGGCCCAGGTCAACGAAGAACTGCTGATCTCGGGCGTCCAATTCCAGCTCGACAACGGCGGCGGCACGCGGGCGCTCCTCACTGTCGTCCGCAAGGAAGCCTACCTGACGGTGCCGCTCGCCGGCCTGCCGACCTTCGACGGCGCCACGAGTAACGCCCTCGCCGCGGCGGGCCTCGCCGGCCTGCCCGGCAATATTCAGCTCCAGGGCGCGCAGGCCGGGCCATTCTGATGGCGCTCTATGATCATATCCATCAGCGGGCGTTGTCGGCGGCCGCGCGTGCCTATATCGCCGCCGTCAATGATGCCGGCCCGATCCAGACGATGCGGCTCTCGGCGCTGCTCGCGGGCGAGACGCCGGACGGCGTGGCGCGGCTGCAGAATTACGGCTTCACCTCGGTGCCGCTCGCCGGCGCGGTCGATGCCGCCGCCGTCTTCCTCCTCGGCAAACGCTCCCTTCCGCTGATCATCGCCGCGGACGATCGGCGCTATCGCGTGAAGGGCCTCGATGGCGGCGAAGTCTGCGTCTACACGGATCTCGGCCAGCAGCTCTATCTGTCCCGTGCCGGCACCGTCGTCAAAGGAGGCGGGCTGCCGATCACCATTCAGGACACGCCGTCGGTGACGATCCAGGGCGACCTGCTCGTCACCGGCAAGGTGGTGGCGGGGAACGGGGGCGGCGACCAGGTCGGGCTGCAGACGCACACCCATGCGCACGGGCCGGCGCCCGATCCAGGGACCTGAGCGCGCATGGCCGACTTCATGCTCAAGTTCGATCCCGTCGCCGGCGTCGCCGATCTGTGCCCCAGCGCGGCCGGCAACGATTTCGCGATCGATTACACCCTGACGCCGTTCGTGCTGTTGGCGATCGGTCTCGACCGCCAGGCCGATGACGACGATGTCCTGCCCGGCGATCCGGCCCCCGGCAATTCCGGGACCGTCAATCTCTTGGCGCGCGATCGCCGCGGCTGGTTCGGCGATTGGCTGGCGCCGGGCACGCCGGTCGGCAACACCCAACCGCCGCGCTACCGCTATGGCTGCCGCGATTGGATTTATCTCTCGCGCGCCAACCGCACACCGGAGACGCTGCGCCGCGCGATCGAGAGCTGGCAGGAAGCGCTGCAGCCGCTGGTCGATATCGGCGTCGCGCAAAGCGTGACGGTGACCGGCGACTATCAGCAGGACCCGGCCGGCAATTGGTATCTGGCGCGCCAGGCCGTGATCAAGCGGCCCAACGGCAGTCAGGAAACCCATCGTTACGATTTGCTCTGGGGCCAGCCGTCGGTCCCCGGCGCGCCTGCCTCGACCTATTCGAGCGAAGTGCTCGATCCCTTCGGCCTCCCCGTCACAGACCCCTTCGGCGCCGCGGTGCTCCGTCCATGATGAAGAAGATCATTCTCGCTCTCGCCTTGCTGTTGGCGCCGATCGCGGCGCAGGCGCAGGGCTACAACCAGATGCTGCCGTCCGGCGCGGTGAGCGGCGGTGACGAGGTCGCGATCTACCGCGGCGCCGGCCGCGCGCTGACGTTGGCGCCGCTCAGTGCCATCTGGGACGCCGCGCCGACGCTCAATTTCGCGTGCGCCGCGCATCAATATCTGTCGGCCCTTAGCGGCGGCACGGCCGATTGCAACAGCATCGCCACCGGCGATCTGCCGATCGGCACCGCGGGCGGCGTACTCGGCCTCCTCAACGCTGACAAGACCGACAGCGGCAACAATACCTTCAGCGGCACGATCAACTTCACCGGCGCCGCCGAGAAAAACGGCCACCCGCTGGTCAGCGCCTTCAATGGCCGCTATGGCGCTATCACGCTCACCCAAGCCGACGTGACCGCCGCGCTGGGTTACAGCTTCATACCGGTCAATCCGGCGAACAACGGCTCCGACTTCGCCAGCCTCGCCGCGGTGCGGGCCAATCTCGGCCTCTCCGCGAACATGCTGTCGGAAGGCTGCGTCGCCAATGTCGATTGCTCCTCGCAGTATGCAACTGCGATGGGGCTTAGCGATGTTGTCGAGTTCTCGCCGCTGGTGAGCTATGTGATTGCCAATCCGACTTTCAATAATTCATCGGCGCTGATCTTCCGGCCCGGCGTGTCGTTCACCGGCAGCTTCGCGCACCTGACGCAGGCCTTCACCGCGCAGCCCGCGACCTGTCCTACGCCGCAAGCCCCGACCCCAAGCTGCGATTATTTTTCGATCCAGGGCCCGCAGGGCTCGCAGCAGGTCTATTTCATCGATCCCGGCACTGGTCCGTCCGGCTGCTTCGATGAGGTGCTGCCGTATTATTGTGTGATCGAGGAGCAGGCGACGCTCGCCGCCACGGTGCAGGCGGCGGTGGCCATGGTCAACAATTCGGGCGATCCAAATCTGTCATCAGCCCTTGCCGCGGTCGATGGCAACAATCCCGACCAGATCGATTGGACGGCCGCCACGGTCGGCGTCGGCGGCAACGCAATCGTGTTCGGCATGCTGTCGGCCGCGCCGGCCTTCACGCTCTCCGGTGCCGGCAGTTGTTCCGGCACGACGGCCTGCACCACCAATATGACCGGCGGCTCGGGCGGTATCCCGGTACTGGGCGCGTATCTGTCGGTGACGACGAATGTCGACAACAATCCGGCCAGCACGGGCGCGGTGCTGCAACTGCCCAACACCACGAACATGGCGGG